GCAAACCGCTTCAATATCGGTGAGCTTCCATCCCGCAAGATCGGCCGGGATAGGCAATCTACCTCTGCTGTTCCCAGTTTCAAAAGGGACCGGCCCCACCAGGTCAAACACAATATGCGTAGCCACCCGTTTCTGGGTTTTACTGGCGACACTACTTACACCAACAATGCCCTCACCAGATCGTTTCAGGAACTGACCATCGGAGATTGAGCCTAAACCAAGAACATCTCCACCACCCTCAAGGATTGCAGCGGAATCATTGGTCGTGGCCGCAAGCCGCCATTCATTACCATCTGAGACAATCAAAGCGGTCTTCCCCGGACCAATGGCCACAACTTCAACAGCTCCATCATCTTCAACCTGAAGATCAAAAGAAGCTGAGGTATTGATTACAAAGAAGATATGATTGGCCGCACCAACAGCGGGCAACTCAATACAATATTCATCGGCTGTAGGATCAATAAACTGGAGTGGATGGTCGCCATCAATAAGGGTTTTATCCGCAGTCAGGGTTTCCGTATTTGAATTGAGTCCTAATATGGCGGAGTAGGCCAACCATGCGCGCAGGTTGTTGATATGATCTGCCACAATGTCTGTAACATTATCAACGACATCCGGTCCAAAATTATGAGGGTTTATCATTCCTACTCCTTATTCTTGAATTTTCACGCCGATGGCCTCAAATTCAGCCAAGAAGCCACCCGTCAGGTCAATGGTTGCTTTTCGGATCAGAGATCGCATCGAAGGCCCTTGCAGCGTGCCTATCTTAACTAACTGCCCAATTTGAATATTGAATGTTGACCATCCATATTTCGCATCACCATAGACCTGAGTGTTGTATGTGATCCCATCTTGAACAACTGGTTTGAAAGTATGTATGTAACGATGCCGATAGTAATCTCGGAGCCGGGCTAGAACCTGCTGCACATTACTTTGATTGACCATCGTTGCGTTTTCAACGGTTAATTTCAGTTCTTTCGTGATGGCCGGCAAGTTGGTTTCAACAAAAGTGAAGGATTGCTTGGAATCGTCATACACATTCCCATAGAAGGTTAATTCTTCAGTGTCATTGGCTCTTTGTTCATCAAGCCGAAATTCCAGGAATGTAAAGGATTCCTTGATGAACTGAATGGGCCAAATTGCCTCTCGGGTTCTTGGGGTCAAAGCTGGGGCAATATTCCAATAAATCTTATAATCAATGCCTTTGTGGAAAATCCCGGTGTACAGGTCTTGCTCGTCACCCATAGAGAACTCATGGCTCATCAATTCAATCTCGGTCACAATTGGCAGCAATTTCGTCGGCTGGACCTGAAATTTATCATTGACACCAATGGATAAACTCTGCCACCCTTCAGCCGAGGGAACCTTAGCTCGAGTGAGTTCAACCTGGCTTCTCCGGGAAGTGATAACCGCCGCACCAATCGCAAAGCATACTTGTTGCAATGCATCCCGTACAGTTCCGCTCGGAATATATCCATAGACATTCTCATTATCCAACTCAGTTGAGAGGACATATGGTTCAGGGATGTTCACAAAAATACTGTCCAGGATATCCGTAAGAAGGTCACCATTCGGCCAAAACCATCCGTCAAAAGGCGTCGTATCCATCACGCCAACGATATCCTCAGCCCTAATTTCAAGGGTCTGCTGATCAACGTTCTCCCACTCATCAAGATAAAAACGACCAAGGAAGTGATCCGTACCATTGATGATTTCAAATAAGTCCATTCGCTGTCGTTCGGCAAGGCTCTCATTTTCATCAAAAACAGAGAAACTATCCTCGGCATCAAATATCTTCAGAGTAAGAACTGAGATTGGCAAGGAAGCACTAATTGGGTCCATCTCTTCAACCAGCTTGGCCTCAATAATGTCCGCATCTTCCCAGGTAATGGTGGAGCCATTCGAAAGCGTCAAAATGACTTTAGGGTAAGTGGTAGCCATTACACAGGCTTCCTTGTGGGTTCTCTCGGAACAACAGGTACTGTTAATCCCTTGAAAAACTTACCCGACTCCCTAACCTGATAAAGGGAGTGTCGCACCGTACCAAAATAGAAGCTCCCAGTGACTGTCCCAGTCTCTGAAGGCAGAATCACCGAATGAAACTCTACTGGCTCCGTCAGCTTTGAAATCAGGCTGGCATAACTGACCGGGTTTGCGTTGGAGATCCCAAAGGTGACATTGTATTTTGCATATACCCCAATGACCTCTCTGTGCAATTTACCATTTGATGTTCGCTCGGCATATTTATCGAGGGTTTCATAGCTGATATCGACGTTCACGATCGGCACATCAAAAGTAGAGCCGTCAATAGTAATTAAATCCGTCATGCGATTCCGCCTCCAACCACCAAGCTATTCCCTCGGCGCCGCTGGACTCGCTTCTGACCCTCATAGATTTTCTCGCTGTCCAGATACACGGGCATGGTGACATTGATATTCTCATCCCCAATCATGCCAGCTAGTTCTTCTCGGACAATCTGACGGAACCTATCCTCGGGACCTTCCAGGTTGTACCCTGAACGCTGATCACCCAGAATCGCTGCAAAGGCGCTGTTGGGTGGAATTGCAGCCCCTGCTGCTAACTTCGGAATTCTCGGTGCGGACACACTTGGAATATTAAAACCAAACGAAGTCCCAGCCCACTCACCAAATATCTTCAGGTTCGGGAGCGTAATACTAATGGAATTGATCCCGCCGATAATGGCATTGATGCCCCTCACAACAGCGGAGATCATCCCATTAATGAAGTCAATGATTGAGTTGATCACGCCTTTCACAAAATCCTTGACACCGGTAAAGACGGTCTCCCACTTTTCTCCGATCCAATCCAAGGCGGTATTGAAGGCGTTTTTAATAGGTTCGGTCACCTTTATTTTGAACCAATCTCGGGCCCCGCTCCAAACGCCCACGATCCAACTCCAAACTTCAGATGCCTTTTCCTTGACCCAGTCCCAGTTTTTAACCAGCAGAACAACGATCGCAATGATGGCAGCGATAGCAAGGATAACAAGACCTATGGGCGAAGTTAAGAATGCCATTGCCGCTCCAAAGGCAGTCGTAACCGTAGTGGCAAGAGCGCTGATCACATTCCAAGCCGTCACAGCCGTATTCACAAGCCACCAGGCAGCCGCCAGTGATCCAATGATGATTGCAATGGCTTCAACCGCTCCTTGGTTAGCGCTTATCCAATTGGATACTGCATTCAAACTATTTTCAAGACCACCCAGATCGGCCAATATTCCCTCAGCCGCCCATCCCCCAAGCGGTTGCAGAAACTCCTCCCACAACCAAATCCCGAGCGGCTTCAACGCGTCAAGAACACCATTGAGGACCTCCAAACCCTCCGAAAACAGATCCAAAAACACAGGCAAGGCATCCCCAATCGTCCATTCTCCGATTGGTACCAGAATATTATTCCAAGCCCATTCCAGTCCATTCCAAATTTTTCCGCCCAGCTCACTGACTTGTCCCTTCAATCGTTCAAAGGGCCCCTCAGAAGGCTTGAATAATGCGGTCAACCTGATCTTGAATCCTTCAATTTTCTCCGTCAGGCTGTCCAATCGTTCGTCTAATGCACTCCCCTCTTCTTCCATCGCCAAACCACCCAGATCGCCAGCGCTGACACCGCCGGCGTCGCCGCTGCCGGTATCCTGCTGCAGGACATTCAACTCATCGAAGGGAGCTAAAGCGCCCTTGGCAGCTTTCCCGGATTTCTCGGTGGAACCTGCCAGGTTGTCCTGTGCGTCGGCGGCTGAGTTGACCCCATCCGCATAGGCGTTCATATCCGCAGCACTGACCTTCACTCCGAGCAAAATTTGGATCACCTGAGCCGCCCGATTTGCAAGTGCAGTCAACCAATTCACAATGGTGGTAACTACCGGGATAATCTTCTGCAGAATCGGAATAAACACATTACCGATCCCAACCTTGAGCTTATAAAAAGCATTGCTCAATCCTGCCACCTTGCCGGCGTAGGTGTCCGTCATCTTGGCAGCGTCACCGGTCTGATAGACACTCTCCTGCCGCAACCCGATCAGTTCCGCTTCGATCTTCTGTTCCTGGGTTAGGTTGGCCACCGATAGGCCGTGGGATCGGGCGTAATCCTGCCACATCTTGGCTACATTCTTGGTCACGCCGGCATTATCCACCAGGATTGAATTCTCATTTTTCAAACCTTCGGTAGCAGACTGGATCGCATCCCCCATCGAGAGGCTGGCTTGCCGGCCAAAAGCAGCCGTATCCTTCAGGATCGTCATGGTCTCCTGAATCTGCGAGGTGTCATATCCCCGCAGCGCCAGGTTTTTATAAGCCGTAATCGCATTCGTGGCCGGTACAAGGCCGTCTGAAATGTAGTCATCGATGAAACTCTTGGCAGCGGAGAAACTTTTCCCCTGCCCCTGGACCACGGATTGCAAACCAATCAAAGCCGAAGCCAAGGCGGAAGCCTGCGATACAGCCGTTGCACCGAATTTCACCACGGCGCCGATCCCAAAAGCCACGCCGACCACACCCGCGAAGTTACGCAGGGTCCGAGTCAGTGACTTAATCCCTGTGTTGAAACCACGCTCGTCAATGCGGGTGTCTATTCGGATCGATCCATCGTATCCATTAGCCATTCAGATTCCTAACAAAAAAGCGGCACAGATACTGAGAAGGCCAAAAGCCCTTCAGATCTGCGCCGCTGGGAATTCCCGGTAGCGATTAGTTTTTTACTTCACTCCAACCAATTGGGGATTCATTTCAGCACCCAACCCAACCAAAACAATTTGATCCAAAAACCAGTAAGTGAACCTAAGATAATAGTCATAAACCAAGCAATGATTACACTTGCGAAAATTCGGCTATCCTTCTCAGTTTTCATAGGTTCTCATTCTCTTTCTTCGTGGCACGATACTTCGCTCAATCTGTAAGAAATCTTCCAATGCGCCTAAAGCAATAATCAAAGCTTGCCTAATTGCCATCAATAAAGTGCGAAGTTCAGGATTCATTATTTTTCTTTCGTTCTTCGATATACCGCTCGTAAATCCCGGTGGACACCAGCAGCCGTTTGAAATACCTCCGCTCTCTTCGGGTCATGCCCTCAGTCTCTATTCGGACCTCCGGGGCATTCATCAACTCATTCAAAATAACCTGGTCAACTTGGCCTTTCATGATCGCCCCTCTCCAGCAGTTCCATGAACCGGCTGACCGATTCCATCTCTTCAAGGTTCATTGTTCGATTCTGGGGAACCAAAAGCAGCTCTTCCATTTTCTCGGCAGCCTTCCGTTCATCCTTGGTTGCTGAACCATCCGCCAATCGCTTCCGTAGGCTGATCAGGCGGATGAAGAAGGTCTCCTCACTCAGGTCCATAAATAAATATAAAAACTTCCACCAGTGCAAATATTCCACGGCTTCCAGGTCAATACCATGCGTTTGCCTGAAAGCGGTATAGATAAATGGGGCGTCTTTAGCAAAACTGTAAAGTTTCTTTTCATCGTCGCGCTGATGCTCTTCGTGATCCTGCCCTTCTTCACCACCATCCAAAAACCACAGACCGAGTTTTGCGGCCTTTTCGAATGAGTCGGGGACCTCGGGGTAGAGGTTCTCAACCAGAACCATCTGCTTTTCAACGTTGGCCAAGTCCGGGTCTTCAAAAGCCAAAATGATCCGCAAGCAGGTCCTGAAATCCGTATCCAGCCTGTATTCCCGCCCTTCGATGCAAACCGAGGTAGGCAGGCGATCTATCAGGATATTGGTCATTTATGGGTTTGAGGCGGGGGTTGTTTTTGTGCCTTCTCCTGATCAATCTGCCGGCGTTTTTCGATCACAGGGTCGGTATACCTCCGGGTTTTATCCTGCCGGGCGTGCTGAATATAGGGGGTGATCCCCTTGAAAAATTGCTCAATCATATCCAAGGAACGAACATCGCCAAAGACCTTTTCACTCGTGCCTTTCCCAAATACGATATCGATCTCATCCCGCATGAAGTCGCAAACATCCCGCAAGAGGGCAATACCATCGGGCGCAGTCTCAGGAACGCCGTAATCATCAAGCGTCTTATTCTCACTCAGTTTCCCGGCACGTTCCCGGTATTCGTTTTCCTTCTCCCGGAAGGCATCCAATAGGCCATAGAACCGTTCAGCAAACATAATGTCGTCCGGAACGAATGAAATCACTCGCTCCGGGTCTTCATTGATTGCCAATTGGACGGGACCGTCAATTCTCAGACTTTTCATAAGGCTCCTAACTCACCCAGGTATTAAGCAGCATCAGGGGTGAAGGCTTTGGTGACAGGGTTGAACATCCCGTGGATCGGCGAGCCGTTGTAGTTGATGGTGTATTTCAGTTTTGCCATGCCGCCGGCCTCGCCACCAGGCCCATTATCAATCTGGATCGAGACAGGCCATTGCAACGCAGGCCACTGCCCCTCAACTTCCACCTTGTAGAGAAAAACCTCAACGAGGTCCGTCTTGGCATCCTCACCCACGGCCTGGTTGGTCCGTAAGCCGTCCACAAAGTCAAAAACCGGATCGCCAAACTTGGCACTCGCTTCCACGGGCGCATTGGGCTGATAGCCTACAACCTCAGTGGTGCCCACCGATTCATGGACATACTGTTCTTCAATGGTCTTAGGGTTCATGTTGACATCCAGCGATGTCACCCCAGGGCCAATGATGTTATAGGTCGCAGCAGCGGCCGGGGTCGTGTTCAGAAAATGGGCGATCATTTCACGTAAAACAGAATTCATTGCCTACTCCTTTCAGGAAACAGGGTCCTGCTCATAAGTTAATTTGCATTGAATGCGATAATCAGCGGTCTCCGACTCGCTGGTTTCATACACAAAAGCCCAACCGAGGGCCTCAATCTTGATCGGTGTCTTTCCATCCTCTAAATCAGGAAAATCGCCTTTAGCGCTTTGCTCTTCAAACCAATCGGTCAATGCTTCGTAGAAATCGTTATTTTCAAGGCGTTCAGCTTCATCTGCTGTGAGTTCCATACTTTGAAAAACAAAAGGAAACTCGCGCAGGCTGCCTCCATCAAGGTACTTCTCAATCACCTTGGTTCCTGGTAGCGGGATAATGGCATAGCCAGGCGGTTCACTTCCAATGTAATCGACCCAAAACGGCGCACCTTCCTGCAGGCCAGCAAATTCCGTCAGATAGGCTTTCACACTCTCAATCATGCTCATCTTCGTCCTCCTGCGATCCGGCGAGCGCCTGTCACAATATCCCGTCCGTCCACTTGCTTCATGCGTTCAAACCAGTGAGGTCCCCTGAGGGGTCCCGTTTGAGATCCGGGTTTTCTAGTTGAGTAGTAGTTCTTCCGGGCATAGACGGCGATCCAGGAGACCACCCCACTCCCAGGGACTGTTCCTAATATCCCGGACTTGATCAGCATGCCTGTCAACAAGGGAATATAGGGCTCAGATCGCCGTAGGACCTCATTGTCAACAAACTTCTGCGCTTGAGTGAACCTAACTTGGTGCTTGGGCTGGAAATTGGTGTTCCACTCCAGTTTCGCCTTGGTACCACTCCTTGTTAGAAACACCTTCCCTCTGGGAGTTTCAATCACCGGTCCGCTCATGCAGCACCTACTTGCCAATGGTTGATACGCTCACTCCCGGCATCCATCCGGTCCACGGATTTGATCTCCAAAACATCATCGTATTTCCGCTTGAGATCGCTCATGGTAAACTCACCGGTGATTTCATCAGAGACGGCTCCCCTCACGATAAAGTCTTCTGTCTGCAAGGTCCAATTCCCGGTCTTATCAGCCAAAGCCTGCCACGCTCGTGGGGCCAGGTATTCATCACCCAACGTCATCGGGATCAGCACCAGGACCTTGTCCGCAGCTTTATTACCACCACTGGCAAGCTGATTCACAGCCCGGCGGTTCTCCCAGTAGACCTCAGTAAGCACTTTCCGCTGGTAAACCTCGGTCCGTGTGCTCGGATCAACCGATTTGTTATAGATCGTAGCTTGAGCGTTCGTTTTCATTGAATCCTGCAAACATCAAGGGGGTGTTGCCAAGGTAAAGCCGGGCTGCCTTGCTAATTCGAGCATCTGCCGACAACCGGGCATCATCCGCCTCAACATAGGTCACGGCATACTGGCCCTGCTTTTCGCTGGCGATCACCCCGGTTTCACCGGCTTCTCGCTTTTCATTCTTTTGGATTTCCTCAGCAACCGCACAGGTGGCCATCTGGATTGCCTTGATCAGCTCTAGATCTGTACCGTCCTCAACCACTGTAGCCGTTCGTTGGAAGGTCAACCGGTTAATAAACATGCTGGCTCTAAGGGACAGGCGTGGAAAATCGGCCTCGGCGATGGCGCTGCCGAGATAGGTACCTGTATAAAATGAAAATTCAGCATATACAGCCATGACCGAGGCCTTTCATTGGAATCAAACGATTACTTGGATGCTTTTTCAAGCTTGGCAATCTTGGCCTTAGCTTCTCCGAGTTCCTTTTCAAGCTCGTTGAAGGCAGCCACTGTCGCCTCTTGGTTCTTCCGGAGTGTTTCCAACCAATTGGAACCACCCACGTATTCGAGTTCGAGGGGCATTATTCGCCTGCCTGCTCATCCTGCTCGCCCTGGAGCAGAGCGAGTAGTTCATCCTTTGCCAGGGTGGAATACCCACTTAGGCCGCGTGCCTTGGCTTCTTCCTTCAGTTCCACCAGGGTCATATCCTTGAGCGCCTTTGATTCTTCGGGTGGCTTATCACCCTCCTTAACTTCAACATATCCTTTGCGCTTATAGTTCAGGATTTCAGTTGGCCTGATCGTTTCGACAACAACGCCTTTCTTAATAAGTCTCATGTTCGAATACTCCTTTAGGCGATCTTCACGTCACGCAGAACACCTGCGGATTTGGTGGCCTTGACTGCTACAGCAGCGACCATTTCGACCTCACCGAGTTTCACGGCACCAGGTGCGGTCATGTCTGGAAGATAGGTCTTCACAACCCCAGAGCCTTCAGGGGAAGCCGCATGCACACCATCCAATGCCAAGCGAACCACATAGATGTCGGTATCCCCACCAACGCCATCAATAGGGATGATAGGAACAGCAGTCCCAGGCTTGTCACCAAGCGCCATGACCAACGAGGAACCCCACTGGGAAACTTCGTCCCCATAATTTTCCTTGCTGGCCAGATTGATCCCTGCGCGGTCCATGACGGACTGGAACACAGAATACATGTCGTTGTTCATCAGGTACAGGGTGGGTGAGCCGTCCAGAAGAGCACGCAGTTTGCGCAGATGGTCAAGGAACACCTTCCAGTTGGCGTCAATATTCGCTGAGGAGGAGAGATCAATAGCTGCAGAAGGAATAAGCTCGGTAGATTTTCCCGTAACTGCGGCGTTGATACCATCGAACTCAAGCGGGTCCCCGCCGGAATCGCCATTGATGAACCAATCGGAGAAGAGTGCTTTGGTCGCTTTGATCTTCTGTTTCAGTTGGAACTGAACATGATTCACGACCTGACGTTCGTTGTTGATGATCACCCGATCAAGCTGGAAAGAGCCACCGAACACCTTCAAGTTGACATTGAATTGCGTTGTCTTGGTTTCCTGGGGGTTGTATTCAGAATTAATGGCACGACCTGCAGCTGTAGGCTGGGTGGTGACCCGGTTGTAGCCATAGGTCAAAGTCTGGCCCCCTTGAGGTTTGACAGTATCGTCAAACACCATACGATCGAGCAGGGGATCTTTTACAAACTCGTCAATGACAAAATTGGTTAATTTGTCCTGGGAGAGTTCTTTTGCTTCGGCAAGTGTAATAGGCATTTAGGGTTATCCTTTCGGGAACATCTTTGATGCGATTGCTTCAGACAATGTTCCGCCATTGGTTCCACTGGGTGTGGTTTGTTGTTTACTCCCGCCTACGATCTGAGGCGTGGGCGTGTCGGATTCGAACAGATATTCGTGGCTTTCCTTGATGCCCTTCAGCTGATCTTCAAGGCCGATGATTTTGTCATCGTCACCCAATTTCAGGTTGTCGAGATTGAGCTTCACCTTGACGGTTTCAGCGTCTTTTGCCTTCGCACCTTTCAATGCGGAGTCCAAAGCATGATCAAACTTTAACTGGGCGATCTTTTCCTTCGCCTCGGTCTCAGCCTGCTCAGCCTTTTGCTTCCAATCATCAGCGGCAGCCTTAATGCCATCAACATCCAGCTTCTTGAAGCCTTCAATGGTCTCGCTCGCCGATGCGACCTGAGTTTTCAGATCGTCAATGGTCTGCTGGGCTTCCGTCAGGTTGGTTTTTTGGCTTTCCACGTCCTTACCATGAAGTTT